CGTCTGTGGAACACGTGCACAGATCGAAGACGGCGTGAACGGCGTCCTGGTGCCGCCGAGAGACGTGGCCGCGCTGGCCGAGGCGATGCGGCAACTCCTCGGGGACGTGGCGATGCGCCGTCGGCTGGGAACAGCGGCCAGGGAAACCGTGGAGTCTGACAGGACGCTTGAACATGCCGGGCAACGACTGGTCGCGGTATATGAGGAGATCATAGAAGCGTCTCGCAGGAATGCCAGGCAGTCGCAGTTCGGGGTGCAAGGAGAGGGCTAATGGTAAGAGACGGAATGGACGCACTCATCACCCGCTTGCGGCGGCTGGTCAACGATACATCCGACACTGTCTGGTCATCCGATGATGCGTTGCAAGACGTCCTCGACGAGCACAAAGAGCGCGTTTATCGCGAACCGCTAGAATATGAGCGCACGCTCGTGGCGGCCGGTTCTGCCGTCTACAGGGTATATCACTCGCGATATACAGATTTCGAGGGTGGTGGGACGGCCTACTTCCAGTTGGAAGACGCGAGCGGGACGCAGCGTGGCACTGGCGATTATACGGTGGATTATGTGCACGGTGTGGTGACGATGAACGCCGACCAGTTGGGTACGGCGCTTTACCTGACGGGTTGGACGTATGATTTGAACGGCGCGGCGGCGGATTTGTGGCGGGAGCGCGCCGGACAGCTTGCCGAACGCGTAGATGTACAGTCGGGCGACAACCGCCTGTCGCGCTCGCAGATGATGGCGCACGCCCTCGACATGGCGGACCATTATGCGCAACGGTCGCGCGCGCGCACTGTGAGGAGCTGGACCAATGGCTTATTTGAGCGCGACTGAACTGGCCGAAATACAGGCAGACTTTGCCGCCACGCTGCCAGACGTCTGCACGGTAGCATATCCAACGCGGACGGCGAATGGTGACGGCACGTGGAGCGAAACGTGGGCGGCGCGCGGGACGGCGATTGCATGCCGACAGCTCGCCGTGCAAGGCCGTGACTTTCCGCAACTCACGGCGGCACAGGTAAAGGAGGGCCGCTACTGGATCTTCGAATTCGCGGCAACGCAGACGGTTGGCGTAGGCGACCGCATCACGCGTAACAACCACGTCTATCAGGTGGTACAGACAAACGAACATGAGAGCGAACTGGTGAAGCTCAAGGTCCTCGCAGAGATACGCGAATGAGCATCAGGATCCGGGCCGACTTTACAGAATTGGACGATATGCTGCGCCGGTTGCACGGCAAACCCACGCGCATCGTCCATGACGGGGTCGAATACGGTATCTATCAGGAATTCGGAACATCCCGCGGAATTGCGCCACGGCCGGCGGCGAGCACGGCCGTGAGCGAGATCGAACCGGCCTATGAACAGTGGCTGGAGCAGATCACGGAAGACCGCGACCCGGAAGCCTCGGTGGAGAAACTGGCACGGGATCTCGAGGGTCGCTGGAAGGCCTGGATTGTCCAGATGCACATCATTGATACGGGAGCCTACCTGAACAGCATTGCGGTCAGCAAGGCCGACGAATGGCCGGGCGGTGACTCATGACTCTGGCGGACATGGGTTCGGCGCTCTATGCACAACTGGCCGCGGGGACAGCGCTCACCGCGGCGCTCGGCGGAACGTACATCTACGAGGCCCTCGCGCCGCAAGGCAAGGCGGTTCCCTACGTGATCTATAACCGGGCTGGCGGCGGGGATGATAATTCCTCGCCACGGCGCACGCGCTCGGAGCAATGGTTGGTGCAAGCCGTTGGTACGGATCTGGCGGCGGCGAGGAGGCTGGATGAACTGATTGACGCACGGCTGCACGAGGGCAGTTTCACGATCACCGGCTGGGATTGCTACCAGGCGGCGCGCCGGACGGATGTGGCTTACGCCGAACCCGGCGAAGGTGGCGTGATCTATTGGCATCGCGGGGGCGTGTATCGGTTCAACATAGGGAGTTGAGAGAATGGCAAAAGATCAAAGAATCTTCGGGCGCGATATGTATGCCACGTTCGGGACGCATCGGCTGGATACCGACTTCTTGAACGTGAGCACGAACGAAGACGGCCAAATGGTCGATCTCTCCGCAGGAAGTGACACCTACTCGTACTGGAAGTTCTTGCGCGAGTCGACCACGGTGGACGTAGAATGCTGGTTCTCTGGCGATGGGCCCGGCAGCGCCTTGCGTGCGGCTACCGATCCGGGAGACACGGGGACGTTGATCCTGGCGCCACTTGGCACAGCGTCCACGAAGCCGAAATTCACCTGTACGGATGCCATCGTGCGAAACCGGCGCATCGATTATCCCTTCGATAACGGCTGTCGGATGCGTATTCAATTCCAGATGAATGCCGCATGGGATGAGAGCGGATACTAGGCGAATAAGGGGGCGTAATGGAAATAACGGTAAATGGGAAGCGGGTGATTTTGCGCGACCGATTGAGTGCACGCGAGGGCTGGCCATTGCGTGCACTCATGGCAAAGGCGGCCCGGGAGGGCGACCTGAGCTTCGAAGAGGAGGCGCAAGCGCTCTCTGCCGTGATCGAGTCGTGGGACTTTCCGGGCGATCCGCACGACGTTGAATCGTACGCGGAGCTGGACATGCCCGACTTTCTGGCGATTGACATCGAAGTCGGCAAGCAGCTCCGCGTACTCATTCTGCCAGGCAACGAAAAAAACTAGCCGAGGCCACCTATCTGCACTTGCGGTTCGGGGCACCGCTCGAGTGGTCCGCAGTGAGGTGGCTGATTGCAGAGCGGACAGGATGGACGCTGGACGTGATCGATAATCTGGATGCCGCAGATCTCGCCGTGGCGATGGAAGTCTGGCACGGTCTGGCGGTATCGCGGGAGAGCGACTAATGCCCCAACAGATAGCGAGCCTCTTTGCCACGATTGGCGCCGACGTAACCGGACTCATGTCGGCGCTGGGAACCGCCCGGGGCCAGCTGACGGGATTTCAGGCGGAAATGGCTACCGCCGGCACGAACATGGCCCGTATCGGCACGCGCATGACCGCGGCCTTGACCGTTCCTATCGTCGCGGCCGGCGTCAAAATGATCGAGACGGCGGCCAGTTTCGAGTCGGCCACGAATATCCTCGCTATTGCGGCGCGGCAATCCGGTACGCCGATGGAAGATCTGAGCCGCGCAGCGCTGACCGTCGGTAAAGACACACAGCTTATCGGCATCGACGCGATGGAAGCGGCCGATGCCATGACCACGTTTTACAAGACGGGCTTTACCACCGCCGAGATCATGGGGGATCTCAACTCATATCTGGAGGAAGGCACCAATCTAACCGGAGCATTGCGCGCCGCAATCGACCTGACGGCCGCATCGGATCTGGATCTCGCGCGTGCATCCGATGCCGTGGCCATCGCGATCAAGACCTTCGGCCTGAACGCCGCAGATGCCGGAGCGATTGCGGATTCGTTTGTGGGCGCGGCAGACGCCAGCGTGGCCGAGGTATCGGATCTGACTGATGCCATGTATGTGTTCGGGCCGACGGCGAATCAGTACGGCTGGTCATTGCAAGACACGAATACTGCCCTGGCGATCCTGAGCGAACGAGGCATCCGGGGCGCAGAGGCGGGGACGGCATTGCGCAGCATGATGACCAACATGATGCGCGACACCGACGAAACGACGATGGCCCTGGAGGCCCTCGGCGTCAGCCTTTATGACCAGAATGGCCAGATGCGCGCCCTGCCGGACATCATTGGCCAGCTCTCGAGCGCCCTCTCGGGCCTGTCTGATGAAGAGCGCAATAGCTATATTCAAACGATTGCCGGAACCTATGGCATGAAGGCGATGGCGACATTCGTAGCCGAGGGCGCCGAAGGCTGGAATGAGATGACCGTCGCGATTGAGGGCGGGGCATCAGCGCAAGAGGTGGGTGAGGAACGTACACATGGATTTCTCGGTGCCCTTGAGACTTTGCAGGGCGCGATTCAGACCTTCATGATCAGCGGTGCGACCCCGTACCTGGACAGATGGCTCACGCCGGCTCTGCAAGACACGACAGCCCTTGTAACGGCGCTGACGGGTATGCCGCCTGAGCTGGCGGACACGGCCGTCCAGTTGGGACTTGCTGCGGCTGCGGCCGGGCCTCTTCTGGTGATTCTCGGTGGTGTGTTGAAGTTAGTTCCCGTATTGGTTTCACCAATGGGGATTTTTGCCATGGCCGTAGCGGGCCTGGCGGGCGCATTCTGGCTCGGCAGCGATAAGGGCACGAGCTTCCGGGAGAGCATGCATGGCTTGGCGGATGAACTAGCAAAGACCGAGGGACTTGAGGGCCTCAGTTCCTGGATTGAGAAGGTGGCAGATTTTGCCGACCAGGTGGCCGACGCGGGGCAGAAGACACGGGACTTTCTGGCTCCTGTCGAAGAATTCCTCGGCAAACAACCAGAGAAGCCGACCTCACTACAAGACTTGCTCGAGTCTGGTATGCCCGTCCATCAGGCGATCATTAACGCCGATCTAGCCAAGAGCCTGGACCAGTGGGGCCAGCAGGTTTTCGGTACGCGAGAGAATATCGGCAGCGCGCAGCGTTGGCTTTACGACATGTTTGGTTATCCGGAGGGCATGATTGATCCGCTGACAGGGGGCTTGGCCGGTGCTACAGCGGAAGATTATGCGCCAGCATTGCCACCAACAGAAAGCATCTATGCGGCGCCAACGCCGGAGGAGGTTGCCAGAAGCGTCTTTGGCTATCCACAGCCAGGGCAGGCCG